TAATACTACGTACGTAGTGATACTTAGTACGTTACTACTACCTACCTCTACCCGCCTTACGCATGACCTTAGTAGCACGTGGTGCTGTAGTCATTTTTGGAGCCTTGCCAGCGTGATCGATCTTATCGGCCATTCCTGGGATATCAAACTTTTTCTCACGCTCTTCTTTTGCTGCTTGTGCTGCACGAATAAACGGATTAGGATTACGTTTTGGTTCAGTCATCATTATTCTCCTGTCTGTTTTTAATTTTTTCTATATATTCTATCACACTACCATTCAGCATGATCATAGTAGCCACTCTTCCATCGTATATTCGTAGATACTTCTTTCTATCACGTAGTTGAAAATAGTAGGGACACGGCATATGCTTGTCAAGCATTAATAAACTACCAATTCCACCAAAATAACTATTTGGTCCAAGATCAAATTCATATGTTTCTAGGCCCATCATTTTAAATATAGTATCGCCATACACGGTAAGTCCCAGACCACCAGTACTTCGTATGTTTTTCCACCATGTTTTCATTGCATGATCGAAATCACTGATTTCTGTTTCTGGAACAAAGGGTAATAAGGTACGAACTATTTCCTCTTTATCAGTGACAAGCTTTAACATATAATTCCTTAATCTGGATAAACTTTCTGTCCCTGTGTAAGAAACACAACTGAAAATTTATCGGTCTTAAATTGATTGTTTAGTTTGCGACATAAATTTCTAGCATGTCCTGGATTTGAAAAGCTAGTTTTTTTGTATTTAGGCACACTTGTGCTATCTAAGTGATGTTGATTCTTGAGATTGATTGGCTGATCACAATAATACACCGCCCAGATTCCACTAGCCTCAACAATTTGATCTACTTTCCAGGTTTCTTTATCTACTAATTCTAGTAGCACTCGTGGCTGTGTGCGTGACATTAGAACTTGCCTCCGCCCAACTGAATCTCAATGATTTCGGGAGGAGCATTTAATTTATCTTCTAGCTTGTCTGCCAATAACTTTACAATCTCGTCACGCAAGGCACGTGCTTCTGCCACAGGAAGAGTAAGATTCTTTCCTGGGTTTTGATCCATTGCTGACACTCGATCTACAAATCTTTTTATATTAACCATAGTATAAGTATTTAGCTATTATTAGCCTCATCCCAAGTATTGTATGGCCCAAAGTATTCATATCGTTGAATAAAGATATATTTTGGGCAGAAGATTGTCTCCCATGTGCCATTCATATTAACACGAAAGTATCCAGCACATTGATAGCATAAGCTTTTTGGAGACGCAGTATAGATGTGCAACTTACGCTTGATATCATAGAAATTATTATAGGTCTTACCCTCTGTTGGCCAATGTGCGTATGGCAACTCAGTTAAGGGCTTGGTCTTTTTTGGTTTTTCAAACTCAACCTGAAATATACGCTCGATTGATTTTGTATCAGCATAGTGTAGAGTGTCCCCTCCAATCTTTACTGAATATCCGGTGGCGTTTGCCTCAACGTTACCTACTTTATGTGCGCCATCAGTGATGACCCATAGTTGATTTTTTACAATTGGTTTCGCTACTAAGTTACTCATTGTTTTCTCTTTTCAAAAATTATAATGCTCTCACTATCTACTCGTTGCTTTGAGTTTGACCCGAATCTCATTCTAGGCGTGGGTATTTTTCTATGTTCTATCATTGTAAATCCAGTATCGATCAAGCATTGTTCATGCCACTCGACAACATTAACTTCTACGCCCTTGCGAATATGATTCGAGATATTCACGATCATCAATCCATTATTCTCTAATACTCTATAGCATTCCTGATACACACGCTCATGCACCTGTCTGTATCTGTTACCCCACTGCATTGCTCCAGTGTTGCTCTCTGATAGTTTACGTCCGAGATAATGAGTATATGTAATGCGCTTAGACGCATCAGTTGCTACAAAACTATCAGCCATTCTGTTACCATAAGTGGGAGATGTACAAATAGCAGGGATAGATTCATTATCTAGCCATGATAAATTCTGCGCATCTCCGATATTCCACTGATCAACTTGATGCGTAGAATGTGTGGGCCATTCAGACTCAATCTCATTACAAATAATTTTACCCGTGTATCCGTGCTTTTTAATCTCAGCAAGTTTACCGATTCCGCCAAATGGATCCAACACTGCGGTTTTATCTTTGAGCAATTCGGCAAATATTGGTATAAACTTCGTAGAGTAGGTAGCCGGATGTTTAAACATCATCATCTGAGCCACGCTTATGTTGTTCGATTGCTTCACGTAAAGCCAATTCTACAAATTGATTGAATGTAATATCCATCTCGTGCGCCATCATCATGTATGTCAGCAATTCTTCATCTGTAAATTCAACTACCACGGTTTCTTTATTCATCATTTTTCCAATTATCTACGTAAGTGTGTTCTACTCCTGGTGCAACGGCAAAGATTACAATCTCATAGTCCATCATAGGTTCTGTATGTCCAGGACAATCTGTTCTAGTACATAGAAAAGCATCTGGCCATAGTTTAAGATCAAATGTGTCCCAGTTATGAGCAACGCCGTCATCAACATTAACCATAATCGGCGTATCATCTGCAAAGTCTTTTAGTCGTTCAAACAACTCACCCTTTGTTAGATACTTCTTAGTATCACTCATGTTTCAATCTACCCTCGTAAATAGCATTCATCCACTTGGCATAACTTTCTACTTGATCAGTGATCTTGACCAATTCATATTTGCCGCAGAATTTCATTAAGTGCATACCAACACCAGATTTAGGAACCACACGCAATTGCTCACGAATACATTGATCAACTGCGTCTTTGACTTCTTGTGGCTGTGCTGTAAGATCACAAAGATGTACATTACGCTCGTAGTCATCAAGTACACGATGTTCAACGCCGTTATGATCGACCCAACGCTGTAGCATCATGTTGTTCCAATTGAAACCCTTGCGCTCACGATCAGCATAGGCATCGATCAGACCAATAGATTTTTTAGTTCCTTTGGTACGAACACCTGGATAGGCAGAGAACACGTTGTCACTGGTATCCCCTCGCATACATTTTTCAAACAGCAAGTATTGTGGATCGCCCAACTTCTTAGGTTCTTTGGTTTTCTTATCCTTGACTTCACGACCCTTGTCATCAAAGTATCCGTCAAGCGTGACTAAGTGTCCAGCCATGGAATTATATTGTTTGACATTGGGAGCAATAAGTTGTGCAAAGTCACCATCACTGGAAATGATGTAGTGTTCGTCATCCGTATGTAGTTGAACAAAACGTGCAATGATATCATCTGCTTCTGCCGTAGGACAGCGTAGCACCGATACGTTTGTTTTTTCGTCTAGAAATTTTGTAAATGTGTCGTATGTTTCCCAGAACATTTGATCTTCTTCTTGTTCTTTGACAGTTTGTGCCGCACGTTTGACCGCACGATTCGCCTTGTAGGGAGCATAGAAATCTTTACGCCAACTACGACCCTCAAGTGCAAAGATCACATGACATGGCTCTGAACCAATAAATCTGCGAACAATGCTTTGAACACCTGAAAGTGTGAGATGTAGTGCCATGCCTACTTTCTCCCAATCATCGCTGCCACGACTGGCAAAATGACGTGATTTGAAGAATAAATTGGCCGTATCTATGAGTATATATTTCATTGTGAGATTCTATTTATCTATAATATGCTACTATTATACGATAAAAAAGAATATTTGTCAATGAAAATGGATAGATTGCTTATTCGGCGCCGAGAACTTGAAGATATTGTAGACAAAAATCAGAAATAATAGTATCTTCGTATATATCCTGAATTTTATAGAGTGCTCGAATCAGTGCATCCTTGTCATCGTCGAACTGTGGGAGCCAATTATCCTGAATGTTCTCTTCGACTTCATCATAGTCGGAGCCAGTGTATTCTTCCAATGATCTACAATCTTGTGGAAGTTTTGGATCCCAGTTGTCCATCCATTTTTCCATACCAGCTTTTAACTCATGATATGCATGTTTGTGAGAGTCTTCGGTGACGATTTGGTTGATTTTCATAAAAATATCCTAACGATATTATATTTATCTTAGCTTACTTCTGTTCGACCGTTTCCAATATCTCTGGTCCGAATATTTCTGAGTTCTTCACGTAACGCATCAGCCTCACGCAAATTAGGATCAGCCACATTTTGCTCGTAAATTTCAAGTGCGATATTACGGCATACGGTTTGAAACCAACGATCCACGATCACATCTTCTGTTTCACCAGGTTTTTGCATGTACCCAGCACGTGCCAAATTAGCCGCAAACTTTGCGTTCCAATCCAATTCAAACGAACCGCTGTTGATATTGTTTGGATCAACATCCACTTTTAGTATGGCAATATAGGGTTCGCCGGCAGCCGTGGCTCGTTCTTTTTCGGTTTGCTTGATCTCTGGTTCTTTTGCTTTGCGTGTCTTTTTTGGAGCAGAATTAATTGGATCTGGTTCCTTTAATTCAGTATTCTTGAAGAATTTAAGTAGTTTATCTAACATAGTGTGTCCGTTATCGTTTAAGTAGCCAAATTAAATGTGCGTATTTGTGATGCCAGCGATGCTCATATATAAAATGATTCCCGCATGGGTGACAAGCACTTCCTACATGTGCGTACTGCAACCATATCCATCGCTTTGATATGTGACATCGATGCGGTAGCCATGCAAATGCACGTTCCCAACCTAAACATTTAGCGTTGAATAAGTTATCACCGAAACTGCTATCTTGTGGCATATTATATTTAGACTTTAATTAGACCAGCGTAAGATAAACATCAACATAGAACTCTCATCGACGAAATCTATTCCTTGATCATCGACGGCAATAGAATTGATATCACGAATGATAACCCCTTGTTCTCGCATCCAATCTTGATATCGTGAATAGTATTCCGTTGGATCATCGTAATCATTTTTATATTTTTTCCACCACATGTCTGATGCATTATACAGAAATGGGTCGATTGGCAATCTAAGAGGTTTGTTTGAGTCTGTCATAAAGTTTGAATGATGCAAGATTCTTTCCTTTTGATTCGCACATGATATCAAAATTATCTGTGAATGACAATGCCCAGTCATTAACGGCATTATTCCAGTAGAAGTCACTATGCGCACGTAGCTTTTGCTTGTTCTTGCCAGATTCAATTAGTAGATTGCGATCAGGCAGTGTGTTGGAACAGTGATCTACTAAGATATCTTCACGACTAACACTATAGTGTAGAGTCGGTCTAACACCACGCCAGCTGTCAATCACTCGCTTGACGCTATCACTATCTGCGTCAATGTATTCACCCTCACGACACCAGTTGTGATGTAGATCCAGTACGATAGGCACAACATCAATAAGACTAAGACAATCGTCTAATCCCCACGAGTTTTCTTCGTTTTCGATTGTGATGCAATTTCTTGCTTCGGGCGAGAGTCTACCCAATACTTGACGGATACCTTCTGGTCCACGTTTGCCCGAGATGTGTACGTTGATTTTGAAGTCTTGGAACTTTTGTCCATAGCCCATCCAACGAGCCATGTCTGCGTGATATTCGAATTCATTGATACTTGCCTCTACAATGTTGTCGTTTGCGCTAGCCAGTACTGTAAATTGCCCAGGATGAAAAGACAACCTAACATTACGAAGACGAGCACGGTCACCAATCGTTCTAAAGTGTTGCTCGCAGTACGCCACCACATCACTGCGAGTCCAAAAATAGCTCCAATCCCTGTGAGTATAAACAGGAAGTATGTCACTGCTAAGACGTACCATACGAAGTTGTTCATTTAGTGTTCCTACCTTTTCTACCAGTTTTCGAGTTGCCTCGATGTTAGAGACCATTAAGTCCCATAGTCTTTGTTCAGCAACGTCACGAGTTTGCCTGTCAAGCCAAGCCACGGTTGTTGTACCAGTTGTGTATTGACGTGCGCTATCCTTGGGCTTGAGACCGTCCGTTTGTTCGGGGGTATCAATCCACTTACAGGCAAACCCGATCCGTTTGTTCATAATAAGTATTTTGTTACAAGTTGTTCTGCCACAAGATAGTAACCCCAAAATGGGAATACGATTGCGAAGAACGTTGACCAAAAACCTTTAGCAAGGACAATGCCTACGATCCAAAGGATGAAAAATACTGCGCTTACTAAAGCCTTCATTATTGAGCCTGCTGAGAAAAACGTCGAGCGTCTTCCTGCCACTGATTCTTGAAGTTTTTCTTAGCTGTAAACTTTGAGTATTGTTGATACGCATAATTGCGCATGTTATACAAAAAGCTCTCATCAAACTTATACCCATATTCCACACAAAAATCTTTGAACTTTTCAAGATCATCGAAAATTTGGTGAACACGTGGGTTAGATTGAATTTGCGGTTTGGCCATTGTAATTCTCCTATAATGGCTGATTAAACTCATAAATGGTACTAAGTACCGGTTGATTAAAGTTTGTCACTTCGACATGAATGTCATGTGACACATAATAGTCAGCGATGTAGTTATATAGTGCATCACTGACCATTATTAGTTCTAGTACATTAGATTGTAACTCAACTTGACTAATACCGTCAAGTGATTTGGATAAGTCCAACATACCAAGATTTTTTACGTCTTGTTCATTTTTTACCTGAACGCCAACGTTTATCATGTATTCCTTGAAATCCACCGGAATCCAAAATAGTCTTTGAGCACCGGTGGCAATCTTTACTTTCTTTTCAAGTCTAGCGTAATCGTGCTGATCCATATTAAGCCTGTTGTGCTGGCAACAAATATTCATAGTCAGCAATACCCGAATCAACCGTAATCTTCATTGCGCCTTGATCCGAAATGTAAATCTTCTTGTCGCCGGCCAAGTCCATGATTGCCAAGAATTGTTTTACCGGCCATGCCCATGCACGTTGAAGTGAGCCTTGAATTCCACTTTCGAATACAAAGTTCGCAGAGTGACTCGATACATCGCCGAAATGAATCTTGAGATTCGTGCCGTCTGTCTTGGTTACAAAAGTTGGAGACTCACTATTGGCACCAGCCTGTTTCTTTAATCGCTGAATGTTAACTACTTTTGGTTCGAACTCTACGTTCCAAGAAGCACCAGCAAACTTAACTACCTTGACTTTCTCTTCAGCGATAGCCTGCGACATCAAACGATAGTCATTTACAAAGTCTTTACTCTTTGTTTCAAAGTGAATAGCAACTGGAATATCCTCGCCATTACGTGTTTGTTTTGTCATGTTAATAGTGGCATGCTCATCATAGTCATCAAAGCCAAGAATGGTTTTGAGTTTGTTAAGATTCGGCATACCAAATGTACCCATGAATTCAGCATTAGGCCCCTTGAGTTTGCCAGTAATAATAACCGTGCGATCCTCTGCATTGGCCGTAATGGAAGTTTCCTTGTCTGTTCCGACAACTTTTATAGTGTCGATAAATCCAAGTTGCTGCGTGTGTGAAATTAAGTCGTTAAGTTGATCTTTCATGTTTGTCCTCTATGTTTGTATTATACGTGTATCATTTCTTCTTGTCAATCTGTTTTGGACAGATCGACTAAGAAAATGAAAATAATGTGTTGAATGTGCTTCCAATATCTGAATCTGAACCAACATCCCAGTTCAAAACTCCAATTAAGTTTTCGATCTTATCATCAATCAATGATCTGATCATTGCCTTTTCATCGAATGGAAGTTCTTTGAACCACTCTGGTAATCTAAGTTGATCTACTGGATAGGCTACTGATGTCATTCCAAGTGGATTGTTTTTAAGTTGACAGACCACGGTCTTCATGCCATCAACAATCTTTTGACTATAGTTATCACCGTTTAATCGACAAAGATAATTCCAATTGATTGCTCCTCTGACATGTCCTGGCATATTGACTTTACCACCATCTGCTCTACGCACGAGTTCTTCGTAGTGAGCGATTTTCTTAACACCCATTGGTCTGCCCTTGGTCCATGGATCATTCTTGGCCAATTCGTGTTTGAAATTTCTGATCTCTTTGATGACCGTTTCACGATCAGTTCCTTCCAATACCAAGTCAAGCACCTCACTTAAGAATGACTGAACATACTTTGGAGTATCGGCTCGCTTGAGATCAAGACCCATGGCTTTGATCTTACCACGCTTACCACCAACATCAAGACGCTTACCCTCTTTATCATAGATGTTAACAGCATAACGCTTCTTTGTCATGAAAATACCACGATCTGCTACAAGCTCACGACCAGCTG